CCTCCATATACTTTCACGACACACTTCCATTCGGGAGTCGTCGTGACGTCATAAGTCATGCCACCGGCTAAACCTTGGGTTATCCTATTAGTCGGCCCTCTAACTTTCTTAGTAGAACCGGCATCGAGTGGTATATAGTCAGGATCCACAGACATCGCGGCTAGGGCTTGCGCCCCATCCTTAATATCCTGGACTAACGGTAACCACCCAAAGACCCCTTCAAGCCAAGAATCTGACGCGGCCTTTGTTAAGGACCGTTTCAGCGGAGCCCCGCGGAGGGGACGTCCTTTGTTTCGTCCTGCCTTGGACAGCCTCTTCTGTGTAGAAGAGAACTGTGAACCCAAGATAAAACTAGACAAAGCTTTGGCAGGGGATCTAATCATCTTAAGGGTTTCTCGGATTTCTCCGAAAAATTCTCCACCGTTGAACCGTGATTGGTTCTGGAGAACCTTTTTATAGGCCCTACTACCCGCTAACTCAATAGCATCCGCAAGGATTGTTGAGTCAACTGTTGGAAGCTCACCCGGGAACGAAAATACACCTTTCATAGTGTAATTCGTTTCAGTGAGAAATATCCCATTATCAAAGGAATATTTAACTTCCGCGTACCCGCCCCTTCCTAGACGAAGGGAAGAACGATTGGCGACAAAATCAGTCGTGGCATCAGCATGGGTTTTAACCAACTGACGCCACTCAAGATTACCTGAGCCAGATCGATTCTCTTCGACGGTTTGGTCCACTATTGTATCCGTAGAGACAGATGTATACGGGCCATCGGCTATGCCGCTGGGATCCGTAAATGTGTTTTCTATGGAAGTGGTCATGTAACCGACGACTTGACGGGTGGGCATGATGATACCTGTATGTAGACATTGGGTCTCTGCGAGCCCAACGATACTATCCCTTGACAAGGATAGCTACGATGCTTGAAAGGCATCACAGGATTTGATGAGGAGTCGCAGTACTAAGCGATACGGCAACACAACTCGACTGATCCCCAAATAGGCCATGGTACATGCAAATGATACCAGAATCCTATACTTATGGGTGTACGCCGATTTAGCTATATTAGGTAATTTGCCTAATATAGACTCTCAACGGAAAGAGCCTAACGTATTAGCGTCAAGCTAATGCCATGGTACTCGCAATAGCGATCAAACTAGCTACCCTCTTACGAGGAAAGCTAGCCATGACAAG